GGCGGTCTCGCCACTGTCGATGATGTCGTCCACGAAGACATCCCCGTCAGCAGCAGATTCAGCTAAACAGAAGGTGGTGGGAAAGAGCGCTGTCAGAAGGTAGGCCACCGCTACCCCGCCGCGCGGCACGCCGTAAACACGCACGGGCTCCCGCGGTAAATCTCCCTCTTGAATAATGCGCTCCCCAAGCTTTTGGCAGAGGTCGACAATTTGGCTATGGCGCAGTTTCAGTTTCATTCAAAATCTCCTTTAGAATAGGTACACGAGCATTTCTGCGTCTCTTCGATGCGAACGCTCAAAAGCCGCGTCTCCGTTGTTGCCAGTTGCCGCGGACCAATGGTTTCAACCAGGTACTTGGCCATGTTTTCGGCCGTCGGGTTGAATGGCACTATGACGACCGCTGGGTCATGACGCTTCAGCACCTCCGCCAACGGGTCCTTCTCCCAAACCAGAAAACGGTGGTCCCACTGTTCCTCTAACCACATGCAAAGAAGCGTCTTGATCACCCCGAAATCGAGGACCCGGCCCAGTCTGTCTAGATCCCCAGCCACTGAGAAGTGCACACGATAATTGTGACCATGCAAGTGCGCGCATTTGCTCTCGTGCTGGTACACGCGATGGCCGCAGCTGATATCGTGGTAGCGTTCTGCCGTGATCATAGAGGAAGCTCCAACTGCCGCGGATGATAATTAGGCGTATCCGGCAAGGCCATCAGCCCTTCGCGGTGTGCGCGGAGTACCAACGGATCGGGGCGGTTAGCTTCCTCGAATCCCTGCGCGCGAAGAACATTGGCGTGATTGTTATCCGTCGGGGGGTATTTTCCGTCGTAGCTAGTATGACTGTATGCCAACGCTTCCCAGCAGCCCGGGAGCTCCTCGGCCAGCAGAACCGTTTGCGCTTTCGACAAGTGAATAAGCGGGGTGTGTATCGTAATGGGTTGGGTTCCGCGGTGATCATGACCAAGTGCCGTATTGATGTAATCTTCCGTGGCATCGATGAATACCCCGCGACAGTCGTCATAATTGGCGTTGTCCATTTCGCACACGCCGGTCACTAAATGCGGGATGCCAAGAGCCTCGGCGCGATTGGCCGCGATGGTTAAGAAGAGGGCGTTGCGCATGGGAACGAAGGTGAGCTCCCGCCGATTGCCAATAATCTCATCCATACTGGCGGCATCGGTATACTTTTCAAGGCTAGCGTTCGAGGTCAGCGGACTGCTGGAGATCAGGCAATTCGGAACGGCGACCACTTCATGGGAAGCCACCCCCGCGCCTTTAGCAATGCGGACAGCTGCATCAATCTCAATACGATGGCGCTGGCCATAGTCGAAGGTGATGGCATGGACTTCGTCGAATTCTTGCTTTGCCCAGAAAAGGCAGGTAGTCGAATCTTGCCCACCGGAAAAAACAACTAGAGCTTTTGTCATGATAGTTCCTCTATTCAAGATTTAAGAATTTGTGCATTTGCAGACACAGGGTGTAGCCATGCTCTAAGCATGATTTTGTTGCAGCTTCGACATGGGAGGTATAGGTCATCCCCTCTCCTTGGTCATAGGGTTGGACGTAGACAAGTCCTTTGAATGCAGGTGTTGGGCGGTACACCGGGGCCTTGCCGTGGCCAAGTGCCAGCAGGGGCAAGCCGTCTTCGCCCACGCTACGGCTGTCTAGCACATACTTCAAGGCCGCTAGATGTGGTTCAAGCAGCTTATTAAGCGCACCAGTCTTGGGGCTGCAGATGACTGTAATCCGGTCATAAGGAAGTTCTTGATAGAGGGTACCGTTCGTTTCCAGCTGTACGGTCTTACCGGCGTCTAGAAGCAACTCAATCAAAGGCTTCAGGGGCTGGCGAAAAGGCTCCCCGCCAGTGATAACCACCAGCTTCGACTTCTTAGCCTTACGGCTAATTTCTGTATAGATGCTTTCTGGCAGAAGCATGCGCCGCTTTGTGGTATAGTCCGTGTCGCATCCCGGACATTGCAAATTGCATCCAGCAAGGCGCACAAAAATCGCTGGGACTCCGGCGTAGATTCCCTCCCCTTGCCAGGTATAGAAAATAGAATGTACTTGAAGCATGCCATCTTCTGGCCAAACACTTTTTTCGATTGGTTGTATATTGATCATCGTTCTTCCTTTAGAAAGGGATATTATCCCATCGCTCACAGCCGAATACTAGAACCTCTGGCGGTGGTTGGACCCCCGCGAGCAGGCAAAGATTCGTCTCCTTATTAAACTGAGAACAGTTAAGGCAAGTCGAAAGGACTTGTTGGTCTACCAAGTAGCGATGAACCGGATTGGCATTTTCATAAAAAGGCATAAGAGGTAATCTCCGGATGTTTGGCATTAACCCAAACGGTTATAGAGGAAGGAACTTTAAGGGTATTCGCGATAGCGCTGGCAGCCGCCACCGTTTCTGGAGCATCTTCTGTGCTCCGGGCGCGCCACCACTCATGCGCTTTTTTCTTGGCGTATCCGCTATGCTCTAAGCAAACCCATTCACTGAATAAGCGCAGCCCACAGTAGTAGCTAACCTTCAGTGAAGGTGGCTTGCCGGCTTTATTATGGATGGTATAGCTGACGTGATCGACGGCGAAGTCCGCTGTAATGGGCTCTCCAGAAGCCATAACTTCTTCGGTATAGGCGGTAGTTGCTAAGCGGTGCTCCCGAGGAAATTCTGCTCCGCAGCAGCAACAAAAGCGGGCGGCTGCGGCATTATACGTTGAGCATACCTCGCACACCCGCACAGGCGCCTGCCCCCCGCATTTCTCTCCTTTGCGTTTCGGAAGGATTGGGTCATTGATTGGACCCAGTACTCGCGTATTGCCGGCAAAGTCCAATACGAGACAATTCTCTTTTTCAGGGCTTGGGCGAGTTCCGCGCCCTAGCATCTGCACCCATAGGACGGCGGACCGCGTTGGGCGGAGCACCCCGATTAAGTCAATCCCGGGAAAGTCAAAACCGGTGGTCAGAATGTTATTGTTGGTGACCGCCTGAATCTTCCCGCTCTTAAAATCGCGCAAGATGCTTGATCTCTCTTCAGCGCCAATCTCTGAATGCAAGGCTTTAGCTGAGATGCCGTAGTAATTGAGGCAGCTCGCGGTGTGCTCCGCATGCTCGACGCCGGAGGTAAAGATTAGCCAATGCTTTCGGTCCTGTCCATAATGCAAAAGCTCCTGAACGGCTTGATCGGTTACTTCAGCACGGTCTACGGCCCGCTGAAGCTCTCGCTGGACAAACTCTCCCCCGCTAAGGCGCACTCCGCTGGTATCGAGCATCTGTTGGGTGCGCTTCGTTATCAATGGGGCAAGCCAACCGTCGGCCACTAGCTTGTTAAAAGAATCCAGCCCTGTCAGATCAAAGCAGATATCCGTAAAGAGCCCGCCTTCTAAGAGATGCCCGAGTCCCATCCGGTAAGGGGTGGCCGTGAAGCCGATGACTTTCACGAGAGGATTCGAACTTTGTATGGCATCCAAGAATTTTGCATACATGGTTTCTTCGCGGTGGCTGATTAGATGGCATTCATCCACTAGAACTAAGTCAATCTTTCCGAAGGCTTCAGGACGCTTGGCAATCGAGGCAATCCCCGCGAAGATGATGGGCTGAATGGTATCGCGTCGCTTTAACCCGGCAGAGTAAAGTCCGGCCGGAGCGGTTGGCCACAGGGTCAGTAGCTTATCCAGATTTTGCTCTAGCAGTTCCTTCACATGTGTTAGGATAAGTACCCGCTGCTCCGGCCAGACTTCAAAGGCTTGCCGAAGGAAGTCGCCAATGATCACGCTCTTGCCAGTCCCTGTGGGCAGGGCAAGCAACGGGTTTCCATCGCGCTGCCGAAAGTACCCCCAGATGGAGTCTACGGCATCCTGTTGGTAAGGCCGGAGTTTCATCCCTTTAGAGCCTTGCTGGACATACCAGTGCCACCAGCACGGACGGTAACACCGTCAGCGCGTAGGTAAGTCATGCTGGTGCCGTCCGCCTGCAGAATCTGGATGCCATTAAGCATACTCGGGTTGAAGATGTGCCTTTCACAGGCTGCTTTCTGTGCCGGAATAGTCAGCGGTTCGTTCTTCAATTCGCACACCCAGCCGCGATCCTCAGTCGGCGTAGAATGCGCGCAGGTACGACAATTGACCTCAGGGTAAACGAAATTGTGGCACATATTGTGGTGGTCGCAGAATTTGCATTGGTACCATCCGGGGCTTGGATTGACCTTCAGCGGAGGCTCCTGGCAATCAATAATTTCTTGAGCGCGTTTTGCATGCTGTTGGGCTACCGAGCGGTCGATGGTCACAATCTCTCCATACAGCTGGTCATTATCTTTATTGACTGCTAGGTAGAGGGCATGCGTCAAATTATGCGAATCACCATAGCAGCACATCTGGACGTAGTGTTCCCATTTCGCGCGCTCCACGCCTTCTGATAGCAGATTGGAGAAGGATTTGTTGTTGTGCGTTTTGTACTCTACTAGAACCGGAAGGGATTCAGCAACATCCGGGACACCGACTGCTATGCCGTCCAAGGAGCCGCCGTAGTGTCGGCTGGTGGCATGAATGCGCAGTTGAATACCATCCGGGGAGTGCGTCCAGATTTCACAGCCAATTAAACGGAGCAGGGCACTGAAGCGTGCTTCCTCTAAATGCCCGCGGTTGAATAGGCGTAGGACCGCCCCCTTGAAAGTTGGCTTCTTCGCCCAGTGAAAGGTATACCATAATTCGCGCGAGCAGGGGCGACCAATACTTGATGCCCCAAGATGCCCGCGGAAAGAGTCCTCTTTCGTGGAGAAGGCGTCTGTTAGCTTAGCGATCTCCTCTTTGAGCAGCCCGCGGAACTTGGCGCCACCGTCGGCCTCGAGAGCTGCATCGATAGCCGCTAGGGTCTTTGTTGCCAGTTGTACCATATTACCTCCGCGTTATAGGCAGTTATACCCAGTTATACAGGCGTCTACAGGAGAAGTCCCGGCGTTGTCGCGGCACCGGGGACCGCTTTTACTCAGCTTTCAGACTGAGCCGACAAAGTTACTTCGGTTGCATCCAAGGCGGCAGAGCCCCCTCGGCTGGCGCTGCGGCGGCCGGAGGAGCTGCTTGGACAAAGGAAGGGGCAGCCGCGGCCGGAGCGGCGCCGTTTTCATGGACACTCCTGATGGCCTTGATCTCATTGGAAGGTTCATACTTGCCAGACTCATCCTTCTTCACCGAAACCTTGACCTTAAAGGGCAGGCCATGCAACTGCTGGCTGTCTTGCACTTGAATGACGCCGACCGCGTGGCAGATAGCCGACAACTGCTTGTAGGCAATCTCTTGGGCCACGGGATTGTTGTTCTTCAAGTTGAGGCGATAGAACAGCAGGCGCCCCGCGTGTGGAGGTTCCAGCACCTTCAGGGTCATTTCAAGGTAGGCGCCAGTGCCGTCCTTGGTGGGTTTCATTTCGGAAGCCGTCGCCTGCACGACATACCAGCCTTCCGGGATGGGTTCGAAGCTGCTCTGCGGATCGACCTTTGCAGCGTCAAAGTTGAGGGAAGCCATAGTTTAGTTCTCCTGTTTAAGGTTCAAGATTTTGTTGATGATGTAGGTGAGATCCGGTTTCTCGACGGCATCCAGACAGCCGCTTCGATCCTTGCAATCACTTTGGAAGTCAGGGCGCGTTTGAAGGTACCGGTACTCCACGCCGTCCGGGGTGCGCCCAATCCCCAGCCGGAATACTTCGTCGAACAAGTAGGGCAACTGCGCCCCGAGCTTCGCGCCGGGCATACTGGGACCGTACAAGGTAGTTCCCGCCGTTTCGTCTTTGATTGCTTCCTGCTTCGCCGACATATAGACATGTTTACCTGACAGATCCCGGAATGCCCGGGCGGTGGTACCCATTTTCTCAATGAGCTCACCATAAGCCTGCCGCGGGTCCTTGGCGTTGGCTTTGGCATTTGAAAGGACTACCTCGGCAATTTCGGAGAGGGAGTCCAAGCAAATAGTTTCGAAGTTCTTGGCTTCATCTGATTCTGTGACCCATTGATAGGCTTCCTGCAGGTCTTCGATGCTCTTGATCTCAATGACCGGAATATTGAAGTTGCGCAGGGAGAGCAGCCCCGCTTCCGCGGAGAGAATAACAGGGTTTGGCGCCGTAGAACACAAGGTGGTTTTTCCCAGCCCAGCGCGCCCATAAGTCAAAATCTTGACGCCGTGAAGAATGGCCGCTTGCGCGGAAGTAGTGAGACGAATAGCCATAGAGCACCTCCTATAGAATAGCGGGGGAAGCAGCCCCCGCACTGTTTTTGTTAGCCCTTCGGGGCAATCAATTTGAGTGCTGGGGCACCGGGCGCGATGGTCAGCGCCTGATCCACTATGTGCATCAGGGGCGGCGGAAGATCCCGATAAGCCGTAACGGCTAGCTCCGGCTTGTAGCGAATGAGCTTTTCGGTGTCCACGTGCTTTTTCCGAAGCTGCTCGAGTACCGCCGGCAAGGCCGCGGCATCAATCGAACGGTTCAGCTTGTGGGTAGCTTGAAGCTTCCAGCCTTCCGGAAGTTCGTAGGTATTGGAGCCTTCGATGGGAGCGGTAAAGGCCGCTTCAAAGATTTCTTTTCGCAAGGCCATTTCCTGCGCCTTGATGGTTTCGAGCTGCGCAGCCAATTCTTTCCAGCGGCCGATGGTTTGGTACAAGGCGTTTTTTGTCATTTCAGTTCTCCGTTAAAGTGATTAAATTATAGGGCAATACTTTTTTGGAAGTAAAGCCCTTTTTAGAAGCTAAAGCAAATCGAAAAGGTAGTCCGGCTCCAGCCCGAAATCCTCAGACAGAATTTCTTCAGGGTCTTCCCCATCCTGCACGCGGCCCTTAGCCTCATTGATCATTTCTTCGGCCTCGGAGGAAGACATCCCGTCCCGACGCATAAGGACTTCGCGAATACTGTAGTTACCGAAAAGCGGGGTCGACATCATGATAGGCTCCTTGAAAGACATTCGGGACAACGGGACAATAAATCGGCGCGGGAAGCTTCGGCATCCACTTTAACCTGCCGCTGGCTGGCCGGGTAGCTATTTCCAAGCGCCTCGACCTCACCAGCCGGCAGCGGAGAAGCATGGCGGTAACCGCGGCGCTGCATCTCTTCGACCAGCAAGGCGTGGCGATTGGCCAGTTGCGGAATCTCGAGCAGGTTGTTTTCCAAGTAGCCGTCCAAGGCAATATGCTTCCGCATAGCGCCTTTGAACATGTGCGTCTCAACGTGTTCGCCCAGCAAATGCTTCCTGCACAGGATCTGAGGGGGCACCATCCACATTCTCATTTTGATTCTCCATTCTTGGTTAAGGAAAAGCCATTATCTCGTCTTCCAAGAATAGAGCACGCTTTTTCTTAGAAGCTTGCCATTGGCTTGTCTTAAAGAATTTAATCTGATAATATATTACAATAAAATTATGTTGCCCGCAAGCTGGGCATCGGATAGAATGGCCTTTCATTTTTGGGAGCTAAATTAGATGAGCAAGAAACCACCCCCTAT